CAATATCCTTTACACGCGCCTACGACGTGGAGACGAACCCTCTATCACAATACACCTGCATTTCCGAGGTGGAGTATGAAACTGATGAATGACAAATCAGATATCGCAATGCACGGCGGGGCGTTAGCCATGTTGCTTTCTAGCCTGATGGGACTGTCGACGATGGAATTGATTTATATATTTATGGCAGTAATTGGCGCGATTATTTCATTGCTCGGATATGTCGATAAACGTAAGACGGAAACACTTAATCGGAAACTGGCGCAAGAACGTCTGATATTTGATCAGCAACGGACTAAAGCGATCGTCGATTTTTTAAATGGCTCGCCAATGCATGATGTCAGTCAGGCTGGTGAAATTGTGCAGAAAGTTAATCGGGTCTTAGTCGAGACTGAGCAGGACGGAAATGGCAATGTCACCGCAACTGAGGAATAAAATAGTATCGGCCGCGGCGGGCGGGGCAATGGCTATCACGGTTGCCTACCTTCCCGGACCCTATGGGGTGGAAGGAACTGAACATACTGCCTATCGCGATGTGGCGGGAGTATGGACCGTCTGTGATGGTCATACCGGCAAAGATGTGATCCCGGGGAAATATTATTCCGATGAAGAATGCGGCGCATTACTCGAGCATGATTTAGCGCCGGTTAAGAAAATAGTCGATTCCACTGTAAAAGTGCCTATGGACAATTACACCCGAGCCGCACTCTATTCATTTGCTTTTAATGTAGGAATCACCGCCTACAAAAATTCATCTTTATTGCGCCATATTAATTCCGGCAATATATCCCAGGCATGTAACGATCTGCGTCAGTGGGTGAGGGTTAATGGCCAACGCAACAAGGGATTGATTAATCGTCGAGAAATCGATAGGCAACTGTGTTTTATGGGTCAGCAAACATGATTAACAAATTCGCAATTATGGTGACGTTACTTCTCGCTTTGCTTATTTCAGTGCTGATGTGGGTCGCCTTTCATTATTATGGAAAAACCGCAGCGTCCGCTGTGACTTTGTCGCAAATGCAAAGCGATACTGCGTTGCAAACCACAGAAATAGCTAAACAGTCTTTCGACTTTCAAAAATTTAACGATATTACTGCCGCAGCGCTGCAAAACGACAAGCAGAATGCCGCTACTGTCGAGGTAAAACAAATTGAGTATCGCACCCTTCTTAAAAAAGAGCCGACCTGCGCTCTTGATGTTCCTACCGCTGTTTCTGACGGCCTGTACAACTACGCGAACCGTTTACGTGCCAGCGCCCTCGACGCCAATACCCTCGGAACTCACAGCGCCCCTATTAACGCCACTGCCTCCGGCGCCCTGACATATTGCCAAGCAGTGTTATGGATAATGCCTTTATTGGCTACGATTGATACGGCGAATAACCATTTGGCGAGCATTCGGCAAATCGAGGCGCAAAAATGATTAACCATTTTTTAGCATGGCTCAATGCCATCTATATCAAACCTGCCCAAGTTACTACCGGGGCGACCATTGATACTGAACCGAAAATCGAAACAATAAAGGAAATAAATGTGAGCGATATTACCGCATCAGCAATCCAACCCTCAGTCACCGCCGCGCCTTCAATTGAGCCAGTCCCCATCCCGGTGGTACCGGCTACGCTGTCTCCTTTGGACATGGCCAAAGCGGAATTCGATAAATTCGTCGCTTTCGTTGAGCACGGCATTGAAGTTTTTGGCGCAGAGGCTGAAGCCGATCTCGTCGCGCTCAAAGAAAAATATCGTTAATTAGGCTAACGGCACGTCTAAGCGCCGATTGCAATTCGAGGGTCATCATGGGCATGGATTGGGATATCACTTTGCTGGCTCAGCTGCAGGACATTTTTGGGGAGCCGGTAAATTACAGGCCTGCCATGGGTGCGGCATACGATATTACCGGCATATTTGATCGGGGTAATATCGAGCGAACTCAATTTATTGATGAAGGCCCTGTAATCAGCCCCCACCATCCTGTTTTGAGGGCGCGCGCCTTGGCATTCAGGACCCAGCCCAATAATGGCGACCGGCTATTTATCTATAGGTTACACACACTATTTGTGATCAATCATGTCCAGCCAGATATCCATGGTGGAAGTATTCTTATTTTGAATGAGGTAAGCACGCTATGAATGCGATCACGTTGATAGAATTAGTGGTTACCGCGCTTATGGGTAAAACAAATGCCGGGAATAATGTTTTTTCGCCCCTGAGTTGGTCTACTTTCGCCAATACCTATCCCGCCATATTGGTTCAAACCATCTATGACGAAAAACACTCTCTCGGCCCAAATGCGCCACAATTCACGACGACGACGACGGTATTAATTGCTGTTCAGATGCAACAACCGGCCGGCACTACATCCACGACCAGTGCCTCATCCACAACCAGCACCACCGGCGCGACGAGTACAGTCAATAAAGGCGCCATCACGGCACAACCTGCTTTAGAAGCAATCCGTGAACAGGCCGAGCAGGCGGTGATCAATAGTTATGATCTGACTCGGCAAATACAGCAATTTAAATCCATTCGTTCACGGATGGATCTCAGCACCTGCAGCGCAGGGCAAATCGTCCAACTTTTTATGGAAATGGATATTGAATATTACCAGGGACCGGAAGATTTTTATCCCGTAGCGTCCGTTCCTCTTGCCGGTATCGATACCACTATCGTTATGCCTGCCAACACCACTGAACCCGTGGTCACTATCAATCTGCCTCAATAATTTGGAGTAACCCATGTTTGTGAAACCCAATGCCGGGCGCGCGGTGCGCGACCCGGTGAAGGGCATTCTATTGCCCATTTCCGGCGCCGAAGTGCCGGACAATACCTTTTGGCGCAGGCGACTGCGTGACGCGGATGTGTCTTTATCGGCCGCCGCGACACTGGCCGCAGTCCCGAATACTGTGAAAACCACTCAGACGACCGCAACCGATACGGCAGCGGAGGACACTAAATAATGACAATCTCGTTCAGTAATATTCCCGGCAATTTGCGCACACCGCTGTTTTTTGCCGAGTTCGATAATTCACAAGCCAATACGGCTACCGCCACCCAGCGAACATTAATCCTCGGCCAGATGACGGTGGCTACGCCTATCAGCGAAAATACGCCAATCATCGAATCCTCCGCATCAACGGTGGCCGGGGTGTTTGGCGCCGGCTCTATGTTGCATAACCTGATGACGGCTTATCTCGCGAATGATTCCTCAGCGGAAATCTATCTACTGCCGCTGGTGGATGGGAGTGCGATGGTCGCAGCGGAAGGCACGTTGACCATCACCAGCGCCGCCACTGACACTGGCGTTATTTCATTGTATGTCGCCGGCACGCGCGTCCAAATATCCGTGGTGGCTACCGATACTATCGCTGATATCGCCACCGCCCTGGCGGCTGCGATCAATGGAACATCCTCGCTGCCGGTGACCGCTGTCGCCGTTGCCGGCGCGGTGACATTGACGGCGAAAAACAAAGGCGCGCATGGCAATGATATCGATCTGCGGTTGAACTATTTAGGCAGCGCGGGTGGTGAGCAAACACCGGCCGGGTTAGCTCTGACTATCTCACCGATGAGCGCCGGCGCCGGCGCGCCAGACCTCACTGACGCTCTGGCCAATCTGGGTGACCAGACATTCGATTTTATCGTCAACCCCTACACGGATACGACTTCCCTGGATGCGGTTAAGGCCTTTTTGTCGGACGGCACCGGTCGCTGGAGTTATGCCTCGCAGCTTTACGGCCACTCTCTGGGCGTGTTGGCCGGTACCCTTGGTCAACTGACCGCCGCAGGCGAGGCGCGGAACGATCAGCATGCCTCGCTGGTGGGTATTTATGACTCGCCGACACCGGCATATATCTGGTCGGCGGCCGTTTATGGCGCGATTGCCGGCAGTCTGCGGAATGACCCCGGCCGTCCATTGCAAACGTTGACGGTAAGCGGCGTCCTGGCACCGCCGTTGGCATCGCGCTTTACCCTGACCGAACGCAATAACCTGCTGTATAGCGGGATTTCCACCGTTACCGTGGCCGATGACGGCTCGGTGCAAATCGAGAATGTCATCACCACTTACCAAACCAACGCTTACGGCAATGCCGATGACAGTTATCTGCAAGTTGAAACCCTGTTTTTGCTGATGTACGTCACCCGCTATATCCGCACACAGATTACCTCAAAGTTTGCCCGGATGAAGTTGGCCGCTGACGGCACCCGGTTTGCCGCCGGATCGGCGATTGTGACGCCGAATACCATTCGCGCCGAGCTTATTGCCCAATACACCGCCCTGGAAAATGGCGGCTATGTACAAGACTCCACCGCCTTCGCCTCCGGGCTGGTCGTTGAACAGAACGCAACCAATCCTAACCGGGTGGACGTTCTTTGGGATGGCACGTTAATCAACCAGTTGCGCATCTTTGCGTTGCTTAATCAGTTCCGCCTGCAACCGGCGGCTTAAAAGGAAATCATTTATATGGGTGATACAACTAATCGTCTCGCCGGTACCGCATATGTGACCTGCGACGGCATCACTGTGATGGTGGCGGGGCAATTCAAATACAGCCCTTCCATTACTAAACGGGAAACGCTCACTGGCATGGATGGGGTACATGGTTATCGGGAAACGCCGAATGCGCCGTATATCGCCTGTCAGTTGCGCGATAGCGGCGGTACGACCGTGGCGGACTTCAACAATCAGACCAATGTCACCGTCGTCGCCGAGTTGGCCAACGGCAAAACCATCATCGGGTCGGGCATGTGGTCGGTGAATACCCAGGAAGTGAATTCCACTGACGCGACGCTCGATATCCGCTGGGAAGGCGGTTCGGTAACGGAGAACTGATATGGCGGAACAAGAAAGAAGTAAAACCTTCCCGCTGGTGAAACCGATTTCGGACAACAGCGGCAAGCAGACCTGGGAGGCCATTGATCTCAGCGAACCAACATTACTCCAAGTTCAGCAGTTTTATGATGAACAGGCCAAAGCGGGGGCATTGAGCGCCATGGGGTTATTAATTGCCCTGTTGTCCGCAGTGCCGCGTGAAGTGATTAAAAAGATGGCCTTTACCGACTACAAATCCTGTGAGGAGTATTTGCTGGGTTTTTTGAACTACTCCCCGACAACGGACAATGGCGGGAACTGATTGCCGACGTGGCATTTTATTATCGCTGGGGGCCCAGGGAAACCTGGTCCCTATCATGGAGCGAATTATGCTGGTGGGCAGAACAGGCGGAGCGAATCAACCGGATAAGGGGGCTAAGTGACTAAGTCATTTGATTTTGAGCTGGAAGAGAATGATCAGGTAATTGCTTCGCTCCAGCGAATACAAGCAGCGATACAAAACCTGCAAATCTCTTTGGATCAGATCCGAATTGGGTTGCAACTGGTTGGACAGTCATCGATAACCGGTTTTGCGGCGTTAGGTGAAAAATCACAGGGGGTAGCGAAAAATGCCCAGGGCGATAAGCAATCTATCGATAAATCTATCCCACCACTGAATACACTGACCGAACTGAACGTGGGGTTAAACGGTTTGGCCAACGTCATTGAACGGGTGAAAAAGGGGGTGGTGAATTTTGCGGAAAAAGGAGAGCGCATAATAAGCAATGGTAAAAATATGGATAAGCCTACGGAGGCGGTTGCAAAAAATACCGAGTCTATAAAGGAAAATAGTGCTGCTCGCGGCGATACTAAAAATATCAAAACATCACTCATTCAACATATTTCCAATACAACCCAAGATTATGAAAATAAATTTAACAGATTATTACCATCTCAAGTAATAATGTTGCATAACAAAAATAAGGTTGGCTCGGGTAATAATCCACAGGTAGACAATATACTTAAACGGCTGATGTCATTACCGCCAGTCTTACAGAATATATTAGGTAATGGAACTAATTTATTTCTTGATACGCCGAATAATCTTCACCAAGCTAGTAATGAAGTTCCATATATGTTAGATCGTAGTCAGCATGACAGACTGGCTAGAATTTCTCGGAATGTAAGAGGTCCTGACGAGAAGCAGCCACAGTCTAAGCAGGCTGTGGTTAATCAGTTCGACTTGAATATAGCGAAAAAGGCAGGTTTGGATGAATTGAAGGCAAAAAAACCTATCCAGAACGAGTCCTATAACGTCGTACAGCTTGCACAAAATACAAAAAAGGTTAGTGGGGAAAAGCAAAGAGCAGTCTATATTCCATCAGACGAAAAAGCTCGTAGGGCTCAATATCTGGCGCATTTAGATACACAATATATTTTACCGCCGGGTAGCATGGATCTCGATTATCTTTTAGAGTCGTCTAGAGGAATCTACCTGCGTTCTCCCGCAGGAGCGGAAGGGCCTTTTCAATTTATGCCGAGTTCAGGAAAGGAATATAATTTAATTACTCAAGCAGATAGAATGGATTTTTATAAATCAGCGGACGCCGCTGCACAGAAACTTTCAGATAATTTGAAAACTTTCCATGGTAATGTCCCCCAGGCCTTCGCGGCTTATAATGCCGGGGCTTCTAGGTACAAAAAAAGGAATGACAAGAAAGCTGAGCCATTAAGCCAAGAAACACTGAATTATGAGAAGGCAGCGAAGCAAAGATTAACAAATTATTGGCCAGTTGGTGATAGGCCTTGGTATGCAAAAAAAACATCAGAAGAGGCTTCTACGCATAGAAAAAAATCTGTCAAGAGGCCAACTCCGATTAAGGAACCAGCTAATATTAACGCGCCAAAATTAGGAAGCGCTTTAAATTCTCCTGACTCATCAACGGGCAAAACTGATATTACTGCCATGAATAATAACTCAATGCAAATTGAACTTACCCTAATCAATAGCCAAACAGGTAAACGAAACGTTATCACAGCCACCGGTCCAAAAGTGACTGCCGCAATGTCCTATGCTTAAATCGTCCGCAAACATTTAGCACCGATCGGTTGTGAGGAAGCTCTCGGATTCACGAATGCCGCCCAACGCTTTTGCAGCTTCCGTTATAGAAATATCACCAAGATACTCGCGCAATACAATTTTTAACCCGCAGGCGGATTATCGCTGCTATGGGGTAAACTATGTCCATATTAAGTCAAAAATTATCCGTTATCCTGGGCGGTTCCAGCGAAAGTTGGAACTGGTCTGAACATCTCCACCCGGCTTCATTTCGCGGCGTGCCTTTTGCCGTTGAAACAGGCGAGGGAACCTTTGGCCGGCGCCAGGCGGTTCATGAATATCCCTATCGTGATACTGCGATGATTGAGGATATTGGCCGTTCTGTTCGAAAATTAACGCTGCACGGCTTTATCGTGCAAGACAGCCTGTTGTATAGCGCTTCGGATGTGATGACGCAACGGGATTTGCTGGTGGCGGCATGTGAAACCCTTGGCCCCGGAACATTGGTTCATCCAACGCTCGGCGAGCTGACGGTCAGCATACCCGATGGCGGCTTGCAAATAAGCGAGAGCATCGCCGGGCGCGTATTTGAATTTACCCTGACTGTCATTGAGTCGGGACTGAAAGTATTCGCCATTACCAGTAGTGTCAGCGCCGTTTCAACAGTTAATACCTCCTGGCTTTCGCTGGCGGCCAAAACCGCCGCCACGTTTATTTCTGAAGTCAGCGGGGATCTACGAACCGTCACCCAGGCGCTTAGAATTCTGAACGGCAATGGCGGGTTTTGGACCGCAATGGTGGACAATGTTGCTGACCAGGCGACGAATTTAAGCAATACGCTTAAATCCACCTTTGGCAGTACCCGTTATGGCCGCTATAACGATGGCACTGTCGGCGGCAGTGTCTCCGGTAGCGTCTCCAGTACTGATGGCAGCATCAGCAATACGGCCGACACGACGGACTATGAGGCTCTGGTAGCCCAGAAAATCGCTGCATCGGTTGAAAACCGCGCCACGATTGATACGGCGACAGTGACGCTACTGGCTTCGACCTCTGTGGCGGATTTTTCGGATAATGTTCAGGCGGCGGTGAGTGCTATCAATAACAGTATACCGAGCCAAAGCGATTTAATCCTGGTATGGGAAACGCTCGCCGGTTTCAGCGATACCACCTACCGTCCTGATATCAGCGACAGTGAGATTACCGCCGCCGCTCAATATTATTTTATTACGCTGGCCGCCGGCGCCATGGCCAATGTCGCCGCGCAATATACGCCATCCAGTTACGATGATGCGATGAACGTGCTGACACGGGTGATCACGGTTATTGATACTGTGACAAGGACCATTGCCGATGCGGGTTATGACGAAGTTTATGGTGAATTGCAGGTGTTGCGTGAAACCGTGGTTGCCACCTTGCAAAACGCGGGCGCAAATTTAGCGCCCATAAAAACCGTCAGTTTTAATACTGCGCTGCCCGCTTTATATCTGGCCAATCGTTTGTATCAGGATGCCGCCCGCGCCGAAGCGCTAGTCAAAATGGCCGATCCGGTTCACCCGGCATTTATGCCATCCACCTTCAAGGCGCTGTCCTCATGAGCGACGAACTGACCCTTACCATTAACAACAAAATCATCACCGGCTGGGACCAGTTGCGCGTGACACGCAGTATCGAGAAATTGCCCAGTGATTTTGATTTGTCGCTCATGGACTATTATCCCGGCAGCGATGAACAACAATTGGTGACGCCTGGCGATCCCTGTGTGGTCAAGATTGGCGCCGATGTGGTGTTAACCGGTTATATCGATAGATGGATGCCGAAGATTGCGAGTTCACGCCATGAAGTGCAGACCAGCGGGCGTGGCCAATGCGAGGATCTGGTGGATTGTTCGGCGATATGGCCCAACAGCGTCATCAGCAACGTGACGGCATTACAATTAGCTCAGCGTCTGGCGGCGACCTATGGGATTACGGTGTCTTCAGATGTCACCGGAATGACGACCGTTCCGCAATTCACTCTCAATTGGGGCGAGTCATCGCAGGAAATTATCGACCGCGTCTGCCGCTGGGCCGGATTGCTGTATTACGACCTGCCGGACGGCAGTTTGTATCTCACCCGGGTTGG